TTATAATCGCAGGCTGAGCAGCTATGCTGTACTTGCCGATTACGAGCGTGTTGATGAATACGATTCTTATGCGAACCTTTCTATGATGAATGATGAATTTAGAAAAGAATGCTGTATCGTATGCCCGGACAGCAGGGCATTGTGCAATATCATTCTTGACATCTGTTATTCAAAGAGTTCAACAAAGAGATTTGCGTGGAGTATGTGTGGAGAAGAGATCATACATAATTTACTTGAAGCTTCCGGGTGGAAGATTAGCTTCCCGGTAGCAAATAAAAGCGGAGAGTTTGACTATTGCGGGAATAGGTTCTCCGTTGAGACGAAAAGGATTGAGGTGAACGGATGATTGTTTTGAACGAGCACGAATGGGCGGAAGAGATGATCGCCGCCCGCTCTCTTGGGAAGAAGCCATTTGAGACATTATATCGTGTAGCACGATACTATATAGATAATGGCATTCCCAAGAGCCAGGTGAGGAAGATGCTGGATATGTTTTTGATTCAGTGCGAGCCAACCGCATCTATCCCAAAATGGACTGCTACAATGGATGCTGCAATGTCGAGAGCGTTAAAGTACGATGCCGTTGATATTAAGAGTATAGACATCACGCAGACAGAGTTGGATAATATCGGCTCTCTTGACGGAAAGCAAATCAAACGTCTTGCTTTCACTCTTTTATGCCTCGCAAAGTATTGGGATAAGATCAGCAAGAGCAAGGATCACTGGGTGAATAACAAAGATTGCGATATCATGCGGATGGCGAATATCAACACATCCATTAAGAGGCAAAGCCTGATGTACTACAATCTCAATGCTGCTGGCCTGATCCAATTCTCGAAGAAGGTCGATAATACAAACGTGCGAGTCTGTTTCATTGACGACGGCGATGTTGCTCTACATATCACAGATTTCAGGAACCTTGGATATCAATATTTGAAGTATCTTGGAGAGCCGTACTTTGAGTGCAGCAACTGCGGGATCACAACTAAATACGATCATCCTAATAATAAGAACTCCCGGTGGAAGCAAAAGTATTGCAAAACGTGTGCCGCAGAGATCGATATGCAACAGCGTGTGAACTCTGTTATGCGGTTACGCAAGAGAGAACGCGCCGCATCAAGTTAATTATAAGGGATTTGTTGAGAATGAGATTTGCCCGTAATCCGTTGCAGCACAACGGGTTACGGCATATTTGATGGGATACTATATTGAAGGGAATTATAACAATTTTACCCTAATACAGAAGAAAAGGATGAATAAACACAAATGGTTTCTATTACGAAAGCAGAAAAGGACGCGATTAGTACACAGTTCCCCAATGTCCATATTGTTCGGACGATGAAGCAGAAGTCAAAGCGACATCACTATTACTGCGAAGAGACGAAGCAAGTCGTTCGTTTCCTGAAACAGATGCGTGAGCCTGATTGCGTCGCAAACTCTAACAGGAAGGATGTGCGCAATGCAGATAGAAAGAGCAGAGACGGAATCCGAACTTGATTATCACAAGAGGTTAATCTACGGGAAGCTGGTAGACAAGACGTTGGCAGACGCCGATTACTCAGAGCTGGCGAAACTTGCATATGGGCAAGAATACTCGAGCGATGTGGCGAGAAGAATGTTCTATGGCAGTAAGAAGACGCTGGAGCTGATCGACAAGGCGCGAATAGAGCAGCGCAAGGAAAGCGATGTTGCTGACGAGATTGACGCAAAGTTAATCGAGCTTCGTAAGGAACGACAGAAGTTTTATGATTACAGGGCTGCATACAGCAAGATGATTCGTGAAAGGGCGCGTGAAGAAGAGCTCAATGAGATCATCAAGGCGTGCATCGCGGAAGGCAGCCTGCCTGAGCTCTGTACAAGTGAAGAGATCCATGAGCGGTATACAGGCGACAATACGCTTCTTGTATCTCTGAACGATATCCACTATGGAGCGAACATCAATAACGCATGGCGTAAATATAATTCTGATATTTGTGCGGAGATGATGTGTGAATACTTGCAGAAAGTTCTCGCTATCGCTGATATACATAAAAGTGAAGACTGCGTTGTGTGGGCTGCTGGCGACATGATTTCGGGAAGCATACATCGTAGCATCCAGGTATCCAATAAGGAAAATGTGATCGAGCAGATCACAGGCGTATCTGAATTGATTGCGCAGTTCCTTGCTGAGTTGGGCAGACATTTCAGATCCGTAAGATTTGTGAGCGTCGCCGGGAATCATAGCCGTATCGAGGCAAATAAAGATAACGCTGTAACGGCGGAGAGGCTTGACGATCTGATCGAATGGTATCTCGCTGCACGTCTGCAGAATTTTGAGAACATTATCATCAATGAAGGCCACAAGATGGATCATACGATTTCCTTGTTCTCTGTGAGAGGCAAGAACTATTGCATGGTACATGGAGATTTTGACGGCAGCTATACAAAAGTGCAGTCTCTCCAATCGATGATAAAAGTTCCTATCTATGCTGTTTTATGTGGGCATATGCACCACAATCAGACGGATATGGTACAGGGAATCCGAACTGTGATGGCTGGCAGCTTTCAGGGTATGGACGGCTTCTGTGTGGAGAAGCGTATCTATGGAGAACCTGAGCAGATGGTATGCGTCTGTGACGACGGCGGTATTATCTGTCATTACGACATTCAACTTTAATAATCGGGGTGCGTGTTTGTGGATGCGCACTTATAAGGGGAGGCATTACTGTCTCCCTTTATCTATATCGCGGAGTGGAGCAGTTGGTAGCTCGTCAGCCTCATGAGCTGAAGGTCACTGGTTCAAATCCAGTCTCCGCACCCAACGGGTTCTTAGCTCAGTTGGTAGAGCGGTAGGTTGAAGCCCTACGCTTGCGTCTGTTCAATTCAGACAGAACCCACCACGCGGGAGAGTACCTAAGCGGTCAAAAGGAGCGGACTGTAAATCCGTTGTCGTAAGGCTACGTTGGTTCGAATCCAACCTCTCCCACCAATTCATGGCTCCTTAGCTCAGTTGGTAGAGCGCTTGACTGTTAATCAAGTTGTCGTAGGTTCGAGTCCTACAGGAGCCTCCATATACAATGAAGAATAGCAGGAGGTGATCTGCGTGGGCAGAAGCACGAAAATGAATTTCATTACCTCTGACGAGAAGCTCTCGCAGGTGAATCCTGAGAATACACAATTACTGCGTGATTTTTTGGATTATCTGCGTTCTGTGCAGAGAAGCGAGACAACGATTCACGGTTATGAGAACGATATTCAAATCGCGTGGGTGTGGTGTCTTGAAAACAATAATAACAAGTTCTTTGTGGATTGGACAAAACGAAACGTCGTCGCATATCAGAACTGGCTGCTGAACAACAACAGTAACAGTCCGGCAAGAATCAGGCGGCTAAAGGCCGCGCTTTCTTCGCTTAGTAATTTTATAGAAAGTGTCCTTGACGACGAGTACCCAAATTTCAGGAATATCATCAACAAGGTTGAAAATCCTGTCAATCGTCCTGTGCGTGAAAAGACGGTATGGGAGGACGAGGAACTCGAAAGCCTGCTGGAAAAGCTGACTGAGCGCGGACAGTATGAGAAGGCTTGTTTCCTTGCTCTGGCGATGTACAGCGGCAGGAGAAAGGCAGAGCTGTGCCGTTTCAAAGTATCTGACTTTGACGACGCGAACCTCGTATGTGACGGCGCGTTATACAAGAGCGCACCGATCAAGACGAAGGGGCGCGGCGGCGGCAAGATGATTAACTGCTACACGCTTGCAAACAGGTTCAAACCATACCTCGATATGTGGATGGCAAAGCGTGCTGAACTTCACATCAACAGCGAATGGTTGTTCCCGAATCCGAGGAAGCCGAATGAGTCCATTTCTATCTCAACAGTAAATAGTTGGTCAAATACGTTCTCAAGATTATCAGGAAAGCCTGCGTACATACACAGCCTCAGACATTACTTCACAACAAGCCTTGCAAAAGCTGGAATCCCTGACGGGGTGATCCAGAGCATCGTCGCATGGGAGTCATCCGATATGGTGCGTATATACAAGGATATCGATGCTGACGAAGAGATTGGTATGTATTTCAAGAACGGAGAGATATCCGTCCCTGATAAGAAGGGGCTTGGAGATTTATAAAAGAACGGAAAGAAGGATACGGAATGAACAGGAAAGAATTGGTTCGTCGCATTGCGTCAGTAATGCGAGATAAGAATATAAGAAAACCTATTACTATGCCGAAGCAGGTTTTCCATATTTCTGATGAGGAAGGCAATCATAAGGATTTTGTCATTCGGAAAACGGATAAAAGCGTTTTATTCACCATCGAGGATGTAGAGGCAATTATCGACACATGTCTTGGCGTTATTGCCGAAGCTATTAAAAATGGAGAAGAGATCTCACTGCGTGGTTTTGGTACACTCGGAGTCCAATACAGGAAACCGAGAAAATTGAAGCACGTTGAAACTGGAGAGGAAACAGTGGCCGAGGCGAGATATGTGCCTAAGTTTTACTCCGGGCATGATCTGAGGCTTGCCGCAAAGCTATATGGCTTATCGCTCGATGATAAGCGCATGAATGATCCACTGCCTGTGTTTAGCAAAGAGGACGGTGAGTAAAGATGGCGATCGAGATGGATTCTGAGAGAGCCATATGCTCGCGTTGCGGGAAGGCTTACGGAAGACGTATAGGGAATTTTCAGGCAAGTTACGCAGCTTTATATAAAGGCGTAGGATATTTACCGATATGCAAGTCATGCGTAGATGACATGTACAATGATTATTTGACGCAGTGCGACAACCCGAAGGACGCTGTGCGCCAGATGTGCAGGAAGCTCGATTTGTATTGGAACGAAGATGTGTTCGACACTGTGCAGAAAAAGAACACGGACAGAACGATCATGTCCAAATACAGCCAGAGGATAAATTCAATCTCATATGCTGGTAAATCATATGATGATTCACTGAAAGAGGAAGGCTCGCTATGGATGCTTAGCCCGGAATCAGATGGAAACGTCGATGACAAAGTAGCTGCATTCTGGGGGCCGGGATACACGCCTACGATGTATGCGGAGCTCGAGCAGAGACGCGCATACTGGATGTCGAGACTGCCGGACGGCGTTGATCTCGATATAGGTACAGAGGCAATCATCAGACAGATATGCTCTATTGAGATTGATATCAACAGAGACAGAGCGGCTGGAAGAAACGTTGAGAAGAGTATTGCAGCGTTCAACCAGCTTCTCGGCAGCGCGAACCTGAAGCCTGTACAGCGGAAACAGGATGATGTTGACGCATCGCTTGCGGAAGTGCCGATGGGTGTGTGGCTGTATCGTTATGAGAATGAGAGGCCGCTGCCGGAGATCGACGACGATCTCAAGGATGTGAACGGTATGCGGAAGTATGTGTTCACATGGATGGGGCATCTGTGCAAGATGCTTGGACTGAAAAATGCCTATTCGCAATTGTACGAGGACGAGATTGCGAAATACAGTGTTGAGAAGCCGGAGTACGATGGCGACGACGATGAATCCTTCTTCGGAGAAGCCAGTACGGATGAGGCTGGCTCCACAGACGAACAGGCATGAACAGATATAGGCGCGTGATGGAGGGCGCCGCTTATTGGGGATCATATTACAGATACAATCCTGACAAATTTGCGGAAGATTACCTCCATTTGAAATTAAAGCGCTTCCAGAAGCTGCTCCTCGTCATGATGTTCTGGAGCACTACGTTTGTCCTGATTGCATGTCGTGGCCTGGGCAAGACATACCTGAGCGCTATCTATTGCGTCGTCAGGTGCATTCTGTATCCTGGCACGAAGGTGTGTATCGCGTCAGGCACGAGAGGACAGGCTATCAATGTACTTGAGAAGATCATGTATGAACTCAAGCCTGCGTCGCCTGAGCTATGTGCAGAGATCGACGACAAGCAATCAAAGATAAACGGTACAAACGCGCAGATCGTATTCTTCAACACAAGCGTCATCAAGGTTGTCACGGCGAACGACAACGCCAGAGGCAACCGATGCCATGTGCTGCTTTTGGATGAGTACCGCCTCATCTCAAAGGATACGATCGATACGGTTCTGAGAAAGTTCCTTACGCTGCGGCGTATGCCACGGTACGAGGCACTGACAGAAGAAGAACGCAAAGCTGAGTACGCGAAGGAAAAGAATCTGACAATGTATTTAAGCTCTGCGTATTTTAAGGATCACTGGTCATACACAAAATGTATCGACACATTAAAGGCGATGGTTGATCCGAATCGCAGACAGTTTGTATGCGGATTCCCCTATCAGTTATCAATCAGCGAAGGGCTGCTTGATCCTGAGACTGTCGCGGACGAGATGGCAGAATCCGATTTCAGCGACATCAAGTTTTCGATGGAAATGGCTGCGGAGTTCTACGGTTCGGCAGAAGGCGCGTTCTTTGATTTCGATTCTATTTCAAAGAACAGGCGCATCAAGTACCCGATGCTGCCGGACAGGATCTCATCTAAATTAGGCAATTCACAGAATGTGCGGATTCCGCCGAAGCAAAATGGAGAGATCCGTATTATATCTGCTGATATTGCCCTGATGTCAAGCAAGAAGAACAACAATGACGCTACAGCGATATTCGTCAATCAGCTTATACAGACGAAGGCCGGACGATATTCAAGCAATATTGTCTATGCCGACGCATGTGAAGGATTGAGGACTGACGATCAGGCGCTGATGGTGCGCAAGCTGTTTGATGAGTTTGCGTGCGATTACATTGTGCTTGACGCAAACGGTATCGGCCTCGGCGTTTATGATTGCCTTGCGAGAGATATTGTCGATACGGAGACAGGTGAGATATACCCGGCACTGTCATGCTGCAACAACCAGGAGATGGCAGCACGCGCACCGATGGGTGCGCCAAAGGTCATATATGCGATCAAGGCGAGCGCACAGTTCAATTCGGACTGTGCTTTTCTGTTGCGCGAAGGGTTCAGGAGCGGACGAATCAGGCTGCTTGTGAACGAATACGACGCAGAGGAAATCCTTGGTGGGCTGCGTGGATACTCATCATTGAATCCACCAGAGCAAATGGCAATCAAGTTACCGTATATACATACGACGCTTCTGATCGATGAGCTTGTGAATTTGCAGCACGAAGAGTCCGGCGGTAAAGTCAAGATATTCGAGAAGTCCGGGATGCGTAAGGACAGATACTCGAGTCTTTCATACAACTACTATGTGGCTACACAACTTGAAAACAAAATGGCGAAGCGATTCAGCTTCAACACGGAGGCTTCAGATATGTTTGTGATTAAGCCACCATCTTATTCAGGAAAGGCGGTGAGCAAAGCACATGTCGGAAGTAAGCACTCAGCATGGCTCTGACTTAGTTAAGAAAGATCCTGCTGGGTATATTCAGATTTCGCAGAGATTTGCGATACTAAACCGGCTTATCACGAGAGACTTAAACAATTACACGAATAAGCCAACATTCTCATTGTTTACGAAAGACGATATCACCACCTATCTTTCTAACCCGTATACATATGAGAAGCAATTGCGTAAGGCTGTTGTCTACATCTATGGGGCAAGCCCTCACTTCCGCAGGCTCATCCAATATTTTGTTGGGCTGTCCGATCTTTCCTATATTGTTGAGCCTTACAGGATTGATCCGAAAAAGGCCAACGCAAAGACAATCAATAACAACTATCGACGTGTTCTGAATCTGCTGTCTTCGATGAGCATCAAGACGCAGTTCCCGAAGATTTTAACCGTGTGCCTCAGAGAAGACGTGTTCTACGGTACAGCATGGGTAACGGCTGACAATATCACGATCCAGCAGTTGCCAAGCGACTACTGCCAGATTTCTTCTATTGAAGGAAATGTGCCGAATGTGACATTCGACTTCTCTTACTTCGATGTGCATGGAACGCTGCTGGATTATTATCCGGCTGAGTTCAAGAAGAAATATAACCAGTACCGCAAGAACAGAATGTCGAGATGGCTTGAACTTGATTCACCGTACTCATTCGCCATCAAGTGTAACACGGATATTCTCGATTACGCAATCCCACCATTTGCCGGAATACTGAGAGAGATCTACGAGCTTGAAGACTATCGTCAGCTCAAGATGACAAAGACGGCGCTTGAAAATTACGCAATGCTTGCCATGAAAGTGCCAATGCAGGATGACGGGAGCTGGGGCATTGATCTTGAAAAGGCAAAAGAGTTCTGGAGAAATCTGGATGCTGTACTGCCGGAGGAAGTCGGCTCTGTGCTGACGCCGATGAACATTGATAAGATCAGTTTTGAGCGCACGCATACTGGGGACACGGATACGATCTCTGATGCGGAGCAGAACCTGTTCACTGCGGCTGGCGTATCTTCCCTGCTGTTTAATAATGAAAAAGCTTCTGCTAATGCGTTGCTGTTAAGCATCAAAGCAGATCAGGCGATTACGTTCGGTATCGTCAAGAGTATCGAGGATGTGCTAAACCGTCTGATCCAGTCACAGAGCTTCGGAAAGAACTTCAAGGTAAACTTCCTTGATGTATCCCCGTTCAACCGTAAGGAAGTCGGAGACGCATATTTGAAGGCTGCGTCATATGGGTTGCCTACGATCAGTGCATATGCTGCGTCACAGGGTATCGGGCAGGCAGAGCTTGACTGCATGAGCTACCTCGAAGGTAAAGTTCTTGGGCTGCAGGATCTGTTCCGGCCCATCCAGAGCTCAACACAGATGAGTTCATCGAGCGTTGACAGCAAGGCTGCGACTGACGAAGGCGGCGCTCCGACGAAAGAGGTCGGGGAGATCACTGAATCAGGGGAACAGAATCAGGAGGATGCGTAATGAAAGGACAGTTCATGTATGTTTTCTCCGGCGAAGCGAAAGACAAGCTCGTTAACGCGGGATTCGTTTTGTTAAAAGAGGATACCAAGAACGATGTTTATGCTTTCAAGGCAGATGATACGATGATGTTTTCTGCTGATTGGATGAACGATATAAGCATCGTCTTATCCGACACATTAACTTTTTAACAGAACACAGATAACAGCCTCACACGAAAGTGTGGGGCTTTATTGATATAGGAGGTTGAGATGGAAAAGGTCTTACAAATGACTTACGCATCATCTTTAACCGACTTATGTTCCTTCAACTCTTCTTTCGACAGAGGCGTACTGCGTGTTGCCTACTGCGGAGACAACCAGAACCGAAGCTCAATCTCAAAGAAGACTTTTGAGAAGTGCCTCCACACAATGTTTGATTGTCCGATCGTATGCAATTACGACAGGGAGACGGACACACTCGGAGGCCACGACATGGAGGTTGTGCGTGATGGTGACGGAGGTCTGCGCATCGTCAACTCGACGACTCCTGTCGGCTGTATCCCAGAATCTGCGAAATACTGGTGGGATCAAGTAGAAGAGGAAGATGGAACTGTACATGAGTATCTGTTTGTAGAAGCTCTGCTTTGGAAACGTCAAGAGGCTTATCGCAAGATCAAGAAAGACGGCATCACAGCACATTCAATGGAGATAACCGTGAAAGATGGAGAAATGGTAGACGGTGTATTCCACATCTATGATTTTGAGTTCACTGCATTTGCATTGATTGGTGTGAAGCCATGCTTTGAAAGCGCGGCCTTAGAGATGTATTCCAAGCAAGATTTCAAGAAACAGCTTTCTGAGATGATGCAGGATTTGAAGGAAAGCTTCAGCACGGTCACCCCCTCCGTTTCGGAGGATGACAATACAAATTTACATGAATATTCGACGGAAGGAGGAAAAAAGGTATTGCAAGACAAGACTGAACTTGCCGCTAAGTACGGCATTGATGTTGAGAGTCTCGACTTCTCACTGGACGATTTCACCATTGAAGAGCTTACAGAGAAATTTGAAGCGATGAAGGCTGCGGATGCCGCTGCGGTTGAGCCCGCTGAGGACAACGCTGCGCATGAGGATGCTGCTTTTGCCGCAGAGAATCAGCAAGACGATCAGGCGGAGCAGAACTTCGCACTGGCTGGCGACGCCGTGGAAGAGATCCGCCGCGCTCTGTGCGCAGAGATGGTTGAAAGCGAGTGGGGCGCCTATCCGCGTTACTGCTATGTTGATTGCGACTTTGACGCGCATGAAGTTTATTGCTGGGACACCAGTGATTGGCTTCTGTATGGCTTCACTTATGCGATGAACGGCGATGCCGTCGTCATCGACTTTGAAAGCAAGAAGCGTAAGAAATATGTAATTGCTGATTTCGATGAAGGCGAGCAGGATTCTCCGTTTGCTGAGATGTTCTCAAAGATGGAGCAAAAAGTTCGTGATAACGCAGAGTGGGAAGCGAAATACCAAACTGCCTCCGACACGATCACGACTATGGAAACTGAACTTGGCACTCTCCGTAAGTTCAAGGAAGATGCTGACGCTGCCGAGGCGCAGAGCGCACGGGAGAAGGTACTCGATCAGTTTGAGGATTTAGTCGGTGTCGAGGCTTTTGAGAATCTTCGTGACAACTGCGCCGACTACGACGTTGAAGCCCTCGAAGAGAAATGCTTTGCGATCCGTGGCAGAAATGGCACTGTTGCCAAGTTCTCTGCCGAAGAAAAAGCTCCCAAGCTTAAGGTTAATAAAACCGAAATTTCTAACGAACCGTATGGCGGGATTTTCACCCAGTACGGTATCGAAAACAATGATTAAATAGGAGGATATACATTATGGCTTATGCTGTTGTTCGTACCGACAATATGTTCGGCACTGATGTTCGTGCTGGTCTCGTGTCCATCAAGTACATGGGCGCTAACGGCCAGACCGCTACCGCTATCGAAAATGGTAACGTCCTGAAGGTCGGCGCTCTGATGGGCGACGCTACCAATGGCTATGAGCGTGAAATTTTTGTTGGTGCTGCTCCCGCAGCGAACGATGATCTGAAGGATATCGTTCTCGTCGCTACCCCCGAGGTCATGTATGACGAGCGCAAGCGCAATCTGGACGAGTTCATCAACGAGGCCGGTCGTGCCTGCCGTGGCTACCGTCTGCACAAGGGCGACATCTTCTCCGTCACCAAGGACGCGCTGGACGGCGTGGCTACCCCCGCTATCGGCAATGTTGTTGAACTGAAAGCTGGCACCA